ACCGCTTGCGTCTAGCGCACAAGTCAACTATTGTTCTGGGTAACGGGAGGAGAGACCCATGAACGTAACGATTTTTCAGCGCGCCCCAGGCGTTTTCCGTATCCGCATCGAGACGAACGAAAACGGCAAGCGGAAGTTCACGACAGAGACCCTCAAAGGCACGCAACTCGACGCTGACGCCCGCAAGGTTGAGATCCTCAAGCAGCACCGCTCCGGCGAACTCGTCCAAGTCACGGACGACGGTGTCGAGCTGCACTGGACGAAGTGGCAGGCCAAGCGCCTCGCCCTTAAGCAGATCTCGGAAGTCACCGAGCAGAGCCAGAAGAACCTGATGAAGCCGTTCTTCACCATGTTCGGCACACGCCCGCTGAAGTCGATCGACAAGGACGACATCGAGGCGTTCTACCTGTCGCGCATCCGCTCCGTTGCGGAAGGCACGATGACGATCACGCACCACCACCTGAAGGCAATGTTCAACCAGGCGGTTGAAGCCGGCCTCCTGACTAAGAACCCCATGAAGCGCGTCGCGGCGCCGAAAGGCGCCAGCGAAAGCCGCAAGCCTCTTGAGAAGCGCCACATCAAGGCGCTACTCGCATACGCATCAGACAAGCCGTTTCTTGGCCGCATGATCCGCCTCGCGCTGCACACTGGCATGCGTCGCGGCGAGATGTGCGCGTTGCGCTGGTCAGACATCGACCTCGAGGCCGGCATCATCCACGTCGCCCGCACGGTCGTTCGCGTCGGCAATGCCGAGTACGAGAAGAAGCCCAAGACAGCGAAGTCGATCCGGTCGATCCGGATGCCCAAGTCGCTCGTCGAGGAGCTGCGTGCTGCCGCGGGCAAGCCGGACAAGCACGTCCTGCAGACCGTCTGGGGCGATCGCCCGACGCTGGCCTATATGTCCAGCTGCACCAAGGACGCCCTGCGTGCGATCGGCCTGGACGAAGGCTACTGCCTGCACTCCACCCGCCACGCCCACGCCACGCACCTGCTGCGCGAGAAGATGCCGCTCAAGGCTGTCTCCGAGCGCCTGGGCCACGCCAACGTCGAGGTGACGCTGACCGTCTATGCCGGCGTCCTGACCGGCGACGACCAGGCTCTGGCCGACAGCATCGACAAGGTGGTGAACGGCTGACCCGATCGGGTAACGCCATCGGGTAAATCCCACACTAACTTGCAATGAAATCAAGGTAGATAGGCTGCTATCTAACCTTTATGTGAGAAGCGCCTCCGCGTGCTATCTCGTTGATTTTCGTGCAACCAGTTCTGCGATAAGCAAAAAAAAGAACCCCCTTTGCAGGGGGTTCGGGTAACGGATTGCAATAGGTTGGATTTAGCGTTCCGCGTTTCCTGCGCCCATTACAGCTTGCGCGCCAAGCAGCCGGCGCATCTCCGGCGTCAGGTTAGGCGCATGCCATTGGCGAGCCACGAAGTATGGCAGACCGAGCGAGATCACCGGATCTATCGCCGCAATGCCAGCCGCCTGAGCGCCTGCGCCTGCAGCTGCCGCCGGAGCGCCACGCTTGCCGCCCGTCAAAAGATCCTGGACGAACGTCCGCTGCGCCGTGCCTGAGTTAGGCACTGGATCCGGCAGCACGGCAGCACCCGCACGGGCGATGTCCGTCAGTTGATCGCCGCCTTCCACCCACTGCCGCGGATTGCGCCCACGCTCGACCGCAGCGAGCTGTTGCGGCGGTATGAAACCGGTGTTGAGCTTGTCACCGCCCGCCCGCGCCATCGTGTCCTCAATGCGCGAAAAGACCATGTAGCGGCGGTTCACATCGGCCCAAGCATTGCGGAGATCCGGCGATGGTGCCGATCGCTCCATCGCATCGGCCAGGGACTTCTGCAGCCCCTGCAACGCCTCAGACCAATAGCCGGCAGACGGGCTGTCGCTGCGTTTGGCACGCGCCAGCTCTTCGGAGATACGCGATTGCAGGCGATGGTAATCAGTGCCGTCGCCTGCCTTGCCAGTGGCGTAGTTCAGAACTGTGTCGCGCATGCGCTCCCAGGCCGGAGCCACGTCGTTAAAGCCGCGGACATAAGTGTTCTCAATGCCAGCAAGATCGTTGAACAGCTGCTGGTCGCCCTGCAGCTTGGTGGTCTTCTCGAGATTGTTGTACTCAGTGCGGAACCCTTGCCGAGCTTTCGTCAGCACTTCCGGCGTCGCAACGTCGCTGTTGATGCCAGCCTGCCCGAGAATGTTCTTCGTCCAAGCGCGCATCTGCTGATCTTCCACACGAGCCGCAGTTGGCGCCGAGGTTGGCAGATACTTCATCACGCTCTCAACGACCTGGCCAACCGGGTTGCCCGTGCGCTGACCAGGTGTTACCGGGATGCCGGCAGCTTCCAGCGCCGCCACATTCTCGGCCCGCATCGGCCCGCCCGTGTTTGGGAGCAAGTTGCCGGGGCGCAACGACGGAACCACGCCAGCGGCAATGCCAAGCGGCAATGCGACAGCCGGAGGAGCACCAGCTTCGATCGCTCCCTGCGCTGTTGTGCCTGCAAGGCCAGCAGCTGCAGTCTGTGCGCCAGGTTGCTGCGCCAGCGTCTCCAGCACGGGACGTGCGACCTGGGAAGTTCGCGGCAGTGCATCAGCGAACACACGCGCCGCGCGGGCGCCTGTGGCGGCTTCGGCTGTCGATTGCAGAGCAACCGACGCCAGACGCTCACTGGCCGTCTCCGGCTGCGGCAAGCCCATATTGGACATCACGCCTTGAACTGCTTCGGACGGACGCGGCTGTTGCTTTCCGGCGAAGTAGTTGTAGGCCGAGACTGCGGCATCGGAGAGCGGAAGCCCAAGGCCTGCAGCAGTAGCTCCAGCAAAAAAGCCAGGGATAGCACCCACACCAGCGATCGGAGCACCCATTGCTGCGCCAGCAGCGCCGCCAGCCAGGATCGGGCCAACCGCTCGAGCGGCGAGACCAGCGCCACGCATAAGCGCATCACCCGTCCCGCTGTTTGCCTGGGCCATGAGCTGCTCACGCTCTTTGCGGATCAGCTCGTCGACATCCATCTTCTCAGCCATTAGCGACGCCCTCCGCCGACGTTCAGCTGACGCAGCCGCGCCAGGTATGCCGCTTTCTGTTTATCGTCCAGCTGCGACGTGTCGAGCTGGATTAGCTCCTGCACCGGAAGCGCCTGGATCTTTACTTCAAACGGCGGCTCATACGGCTTGAACTTGATGCCGGCACGTTCAGCGCCAGGACCGGCAGAGGTAATCATCCCCTGCATCGCCGCTTCGCGTGACCGACGCTTCTGTTCAATGACAGCTGGACCGTCACCAATCTGCGGGAAGTAGTTTTCGATCTCTTTCGCCATCTCGTCGACACCAATGACGGCGCCGCTTTCTTTACGAAGGTTTGCGCGAACCCAGTTTTCCTGCGCTTGACGATAAAGTTGCCGATCGTTGCTACGCATCAGGTTTGCCCCTGTCGGGCCCACCTTCGGGCCGAGCGTGCTTTCCAGCAACCCAGGTTTCGCAGCGTCGGTAAAGTCCATCGGGTCGATGATCTGCGACGCTTCAACCATGCGCTTTGCAAAGCCCGTCGACTTCGCCTGATCTTCTGTGAGCGCCTTTGGCTCAGGAGGACGTTGCGAGATGATCGGGGACGTGCTGCCAGGAGCCGGAGCCGTTGAGGGTGCAGTAGCTTGCGGACCGCCAGGAGCAGCTGCAGGAGCGCCAGCGGGCGCCGGCTGAACCAGGCCCTTTGGTGGCACAACGCCGGTTGGAACCGGAGGCGTTGCCCATGTGTATTCCATCTGCTGCGTCGACGGGTTGAAAGCCTGAACCAGCTTCGGGCCGAACATGCGATTGAACGCGATGCTGTATTCCGGCGTCTCTGCGATGCGCGGATCCTTTGTTGCAGCGACGATCATGCTCTGCGCTTCGCCTTCAAGACCGCCGGCAGGCTTCGCTTCCGTAATCTTGACCCAGTTGTTGCCCTGACGCTCGTAAAGAGCGCCGCCAACTTCTTTTGTTTCCGGCGTGCCAAGCTCGCGCTGCAGCTTCTGGATCTGCAGACCACGTTGCAATGTTTCGTTTGGATCGCGCGTGCGAATTGTGCGGATTGCCTGACGCACGTCTGATACGCCGAGGCCTGCCGGGTTGAAGCCGTAGTTTTTCTGGAACGCTGCAGGATCTTTCAGCTCTTCGCGGATGCGCTTTTCGTCGGCCAGCTCTTCCATCTTCGTCGCGTACTGCGACTGCATCAGACGCCGCTGCGCCGAGTTGTACAAATCTGTGTTGAAGCCTGCGCCTGCCTGCCCAAGTTGCGACAGATACGCAGCACGTTGCGCTGGCTCCATACGCTGACCTGCAGCCATAAGGATCGCGCCCATGTTGCCGATCGAGTTCAGCGCGGCCTGACGAACGTCAGACATCGGGACGCCGTAGCGCGGGTCAATTTTTTCCGGATCTGCGTAATCACCAGATCCCGTGAAGAAGTCTAGAAGACCGGCCATCAGGCACCTCCGCCGCTGAAGAGCATCCGCAACCGCTCTAGAAAGTCAGGCTGCTGACTTGTAGCGGGCGCTGCTGCATTCGCATCTGCAGGCGAAAAATCAAGCAGGCCCTTGGTGTAGTAATCGTTTTTCATTTCGCCGTCGATATTCATCAGGCGAGCCTTCACCTTCGACAGATCACCGCCAGCAAATTGATCGGCGTATGCCTGTGCGCCAGGACCGGCATCCTGCAGCCCCTTGGTGTAGCCTACGACCTGAAACGCCGGAGGCATAGGAGGCCCAAACTGCTGCGGAGCTACTGCGCCAGGAGCCGGTCCAACTTCTCGCCCGCCGAACATGCGCGGCATCTTTGGCCCTTGCTGCTGCAATGGCATGACGGTTTGCGGTGTTGCGCCATCCGTAACAGCCATTGACGTTTGAGCAAGGCGACGGTCGCGTTCAGTTTGCGCGCGCTGGCGCATCATGTCGTAGAAGTTCAATTATTCCCTCCCCCGCCATCAGGACCGCTTTGTGTGTAGTACCCGTTATCAGCAACTGCAGGAGTTGATTTCAAACCCTTATATTCAGAGCTTGCGCGAATTGCGTCGATGAGCTGCTGCTGCGTCATGCCGTTGTAGACGGCGTTGCTCCAGCTATCGAGACCAGCAAAGTCGGGAGCACGGTTGAGTTCTTGCTGGTAGACGTTTGAGACAAGATTGCGCGCATCGAGAATGCCGCCGACCAGGTTCGGGGTGTTCGCCACTCCACCAGTTTGCGTCGTAGCGCCACCGCCAGCATATCCGCCCGTCGATGCCGGCGTCTGTGCCTGCGCGCTTGGCGCCCAGTTGACCGGAGACTGTCCTGCCGCTGCAGGCTGTCCGCCAAACGCCGCATTGATGCTGTTCACATCAAGCAGGCCTTTCGGCGTTACATCACGTCCGAGACGCTGGTTGATCGTGTCGTACAAGAAGCCAAACGTCTGCGATCGCGGATCCGCGAGAGGCTTCATCGGAGCGTAGTTTTGATACGCGGTCACATAGCCTGGGAAGCCGCCAGCGGCTGCTGATGAACCAGGAACAGGAACAGCTCCAGGTTTTGTTGGATTTGCTTTTACATACTCAGGCGATGCCATAAGACGCGCCATTACCTGATCGCGCGTCAGAGCGCCTTTCTCAAGCGCGTCGACCCATGCCTTTGCAGCATCATCTGGCGCACGCTTAAACAGGTTGCCGTATTGGTCGTAAACCCAGCCTTCGTTTGTGTTGCTGAATAGACCAGAAAGTTGTTCAGGCTTGATAGCGCCAGACTTAAGAGCTGCAGCCCATTGCGCTGCTCCTGCGGCATCAGGAGTGCGTCCGACTTCGTTCTTGTATGTCTGATTGATCAGATCCTGATACTGCTGCAAGGCTGCAGATTGATATTCTGGGCTTTGCCGCACCATCTGCTGAAACTGGTCGTCGCTCAAAGCGCCAGACTGCAGCGCCTGCCCCCACGATTGAATACCGCTTTCATCAGGCGCACGTCCAAGCTCGCTTCCATAAACGCGAGATAGATCGTAGTTGACGCCTTCAGACGACCGCTCAATTCGATCAGCAACTTCCTGCGGCGTCAGCCCTCCAGACGACAGCGCACTAACCCAGGCGTTGTAGCCAGGGTCGTCGCCAGGATCGCGGCCTAGTTCATTGCGGTAAAGATCTGCGACGTATTGGTTGTAGTCGACCATCAGAGAAGCCCTCTCATCGGTGCAATCGGACGGAACGCGACGCGACGACGCTCAGGAATCGGCATCGGTTGAAAATCTTCTTCGGGTTGCGGCTTCTCTTGCAGGAGCTTCGCCAAATTAAGCAGACCGCCGGCAGCTTTTGCGTATCCAGCAGATTGCGCCGTGTCTGCCACCTGCGTCTGCTGCTCGTCTGCAGTCATAGGCGTAGGCGCGTCGATCTGATCAGGGAACATCTTGTTCCCGTAGTAGCGGGCCATTGTGCCAATGTCACCGCGATAGACAGGCTCTGCGGAAGCAGGTGCTGCAGCTTGCTGTGTCGGTGCATAGGATCCGTCATCCTTTAGCCCCAGACTGCTCGCAAACTTCGCACCCTTTTGCGTGATTGCCTCAACGCCACCCTGATCACGAACTGCATGCCACGGTGACACACCGCGAGACTTCATCGTCTCAAGCGAAAAATCGACTTGCTGCTGCCAGTTGTCTCGAGATGGAGCTTTGCCGTACTTTTGCAAAAAGTCGTAAGCCATCCCACCAGGAGCAATTTTTGAAGGATCGCTAGATCCCGAGTACAACTGAAACGGACCAAACGAATAACCTTTAGCGTCTGGATTTCCGTATGTTGGAGATCCAAGCGTATTTGGATTAAGCCCCTCAAAGCGCGCAATACCAAGCGCCATGTTGGGATTGACCCCAAGCTCTCGAGCGCGCCGCCAGATGTATTGAGCAACTGAGTTCGGGTCAGCCATCAAACCACCTCATGCCATTGTTGGCGGATTGCCTGACCGATCAGACCGAGGCGCCGCTTTACTTCAGCTTTACGCTCTTCCGGCAGGTTTTCAATGCGCTGCTTGTTCTCGTCGAGATAAGCCGTGCAGTCCCAGCAGTCACGGCCCGTCTTTTCGCCCAAGCCATAACCAGGCGGAAGATCGGCTCCGACCTCGTCGAGATAGTCGAACACTTGCTCTGTCGTCCACGTCTCGATCGGCATCAGGAACGTGATGCCGTCTCGCACGTCGCCATTGCGGACCGGCGTCTTGCGCCCGTCCTCAATGCGCTGTCCGCGGATGATCGTCGTCACGCCCATGTCAATCATGGCCTGGTGCAATGGCATCCAGATGTTCGCCATGCAGCACGACAGATAGGGCTGGATCAGCGGGCCAGTGTTGCCGCTGACAGACTGCCCCATCGCCGTGCTATTGATCGGCACGACATCAGCCGGCCACCCACACTGCGCGATCTGCTCCGGCTGATTTGACTTGATCTCGACGAACCCAGGCAGACGCTCTTTCCACATCTGCATGTATGCCTCCATCTCCGGATAGGCGGCTCCTGTGTTGAGCCACGCAACCGTCAGCGACGGCCACTGCTCACGCAGGAGATAGAGACAGGCGAGACTGTCTTTGCCGCCGGAGAATTGAAGGCAAACCGTCATCAGAACACGCCCGCGATCGTTGCCAGAGATGCGCCGACAGACGCTGCCGTGCCAAGGCCAGACAAGAAGTTGCTGCCTGATCCACCGCCCGTGCGTGTGCCTGTCGTCGTCTGCGTCGAGCCATAAGGCGTCGCCGTCGTAGCGCCCAGGCGCAGATTGAGCATTTCGATCGGATAATTACGCGCCTCGAGCCAGCGGTTGTAGGCCTCGTCAAGAAGCGCCTGCTGCTGCGACTGCTTGGCGGCGCCAATGCTCTCGAGCGTGGCCGCATCCATCTGGCGAGCCTGCTGCGCTCCGCTAGCGATGTTCTGCAGCTGACCGGCAGCACTGAGGCCGAGCTGTTGGCCCTGAAGGCCTGCAGCCTGGTTAGCAAGTTGCGCCTGCAGCGCACGACCTTGATCTGTCTGCATAAGCGCGGCGCCCGTATTAAACGCCTGGGAGCGGAGATTGGCCGACAGCTCGCCGGCAGAACGTGCCGCTTCACCGATCGCCGTGCCTTCGGCAATGCCCTGGCGAGATCCCCCAAACGCCCCAGCTGATCGAGCCTGGTCACCGATCCGGTTGAGGCCCATTTTCGTCGCGCCCTCAAGACGCTGCAGCGCAGCGTTCTCGACCTGCTGCGTGAACGGGTTCATGTAGCCGCCGATATTGCCTTGCAAGAAGTTCTGAGACTGCACCTGCATCGGGTTGTAGCCAGCGGCCTGGTTAGCGGCGATCGCAGCTGTCTGATAGAGCGGCGTCGTCATGCCTACGCCTTGCTGCGCGTAGTCCATCGCCGCCTGCTGCTCAGGCGTGTAGCCTGCGATCATCTGACCGCCGTATGCCTCATACGGACGCTTAGAGATCGTGTCCGCAATGGCAATGTTTTCTTTGGTAGTGCCTTCAAGCCACGCCGGAAGCTCCGTCTTCGTGACCTGTGTCGTGGTTGCCGGTGCGCTACTGCCGCCCATTGTCTGCCCCCTTCGGGTGATATTCCATAACGACCATCGTCTTTTTCCAGCCCCGAGCCTTGAGGATCGGCTCGTAGCCAGGTCTGACTGAGGCTCGAGCGAATTCCGCTCCTTGAGCCTTACCCCACTCTTCGATCTGCGGGAGCAGCTCCAGCACCCCGTCGAGATCACCCGCAGACATGAAGACGTGAACGAACTTCCTGCGGGGAGCGACGGCGATCTCTGTAAGCACGATCGCGCGATCGTTGTGGAAGGCCTGCATCTCCCCTCGTTTGAGGGCTTCGATCACGTCTTCCAGGTTATGCGTATCTGCGGCAAGCCGCAGAGCCTTCTGCATCCTGTTAAGCAGGCGATCCCTGTTGACCAAGTGGCACCGCCGTTGTCGTCAAGTTGCCGCTGTTATCTACCTCAACCTTATAGACGCTTCCGTCAGGAGATTGAAGTAGCACGGACGCAACCGCCTGATCCTTCAACACTGAAGCCGAGATCGTGCGGTTGAGGTTGTTAAGCACGCCAGCAAAGTAGGACTGCTCGTACCGCTCTGGCGGTGTCGGCAGCGTTACCTGTGGCGCAGGATACGTTGTCATCGCCTTGCTCCAGACGGCACCAGGTCGAGACGCATCTCACCGATCGACCATTCGGCATCCTGCGTCGCCTCGAGCCTGACGCGGAAGTCACGCCCTGAGACGCGCGTATCGGTGTAGCCGTCAGAACGAGGCGCGTATGGCCCCGTCGTCGTCTCGGCGCCTTCCGGCGTAAACGACGAATAGAACGTAATCTGCGTTGAGTTGTAGCCGTAGCCGCTGTCTGTCAGCGCCTGCCGGATGAACGTGATGCCGTTGCCTTGTTGCAGGTTGAGAGCGCCGCTCTCAGCCCACCGCTCGCCCACCAATGACACGCCGGCAGCTGACCACCCGTTTTCCTGGTAGTAGATGTCGCCGTTCTCATCTGACGTGATTGGATAGTCGAAGACGCCAGCACCACATCCTGCGGTGCGCGTCATCTCTCCGATCGTCCACCAGTTCTCGGCATAGTTGAACGCAACGTAGCGGTTCGGTACGGCGCTGCCGGTATCGGGGTACCAGAACCACACTTCAGGGAAGACGTTGTTTTCTGAACCGTTTGTGAAGCTCATTCCGGATGACGGTTCGATGTTCTCAAAAACGTATGATCCGACATCACACGGGAGAGGCTTCACATAGCCGCCGTCGTAGATCCAGAAGCCTTCGCGGCCCATCCAGATGCAGCGACCGGCAAACGTGGCAAACGAGCGCGGCGCCATCAGGCCGCAACCAAAACCGATCCGCTCAATGCCGTAGACATACGGCAGGCCGACATAGCGCATCAGCCACGCTTCGTCGTCTGTCCAGATTAGGATCCCTTCGCGGACAGACGCCGCCATAACGATCTCGCTCTCTGTTTCGAGATCCAGAAAGCCTGCGGTGTTCGTCGCGTCTTGGAAGTTCCAGTTTGTGTAGTCTTCGCGGTTCGACCAGGCGACGCGGCGTGTGTTGCCGCCGCAGCCAAACAGCACAGCGTGCCGTTCCTGCGTCACGATCACGCCGCGATTGCCAACTGGGATGCCGCTGACTGTTGAACTTCCGCCAGTGCCTGTCGTGTTTGTCCCACTGCTTGAAAATGTGAATGTCGTGTCAGACGGGACAGATGTAATCGTCCATGTGTTGTTAAACGCAGCCACAGAGTTGCCTGCGATCGTCACCACATCGCCGGTTTTTAGACCGTGATGAAAGTCCGTTGTGACTGTTACGACGTTAGAAACGCGATCCGCTGTAAGGATGTCAGAATATCCAACAGGGTGAGCCTGGTCTTCGCCTTCCGTCCAATGCAGAAGGCGTCCGTCGCTCGACGCAACGGCGAGAATGTCCTCGCCCCAGTTGTCTATCGTCCAGGTGAACTCGCGCGTGAAGAACGCAGAGAACGGGCGATGATCTGCTGCGGCAAGCTTTGCAGTTCCACCCGTTGACGATGCGTTCGCAGCAGTCTGCGAGTAGGTAAATGTCGTCGATCCCGTGACCGTGATCGTGAATGTGCCGTTGAACGAGCTGTCTGCAACACCGCTGATCACAATGCTCAAGCCGGTCGTGTACTTATGCGCGGAAGATGTAGTGATCGTCACGACGTTTGACGATCGCACTGCCGTGCTGATCGTCACTGTTCCCACATCAAGCCCGTAAAGCAGATCGCTGTAGTCGTAGGCGCCAAAGCCGCCGACGATCGAGCTGTCCGGTGCAACGTATCCGTCAGGCGTCACGTCTGAGAATGTGCTGCCCTTCAGCACATAGAGCTTGTTATCGCAGCCGATCGCAGCAAACGGCGTGTTGTCGTTATTAGCCCAGGCCATGATCGTGCGAGCGGGACCATCCAGCGGCGTCTGCGTAATACGCTGCCACCCGCCGATCGGCTGCAACTTGTTCGCCTGCCAGCGGACAAGGTTCACGTTCCAATAGCGGCCCTTAGCCTGCAAAGCCGTGGCAGGCTTCACTACGCCAGGAGGAAGGCTGATCGGGGCTAAAGGCATCACGCAACCTCTGTTCTGGCGAGTTCTATTCCCTGATGTTCTACCTCAGTCACGCGCCTGGTCCAACCCTTACCGAACGTGGTGAACGTCGGCAAACCCTGGAGGAAGAGCAGACGCTCGTCCTGATAGGTGATGACGAACGTCTCGGCGTCATACTGATCGCAGTACGCCTCAATCTTTGCCATTGTGTTAGGACCAAACACACCGTCCTGCTTCGTCCCGGTAATCTTCTGCGCCGTTCTGATTGCTCGAGACGGCCCTGAGTTGACAGCGAAGTCGTACATGGCGAAGTCGACACCAGGCGGCAACTCGTCTCCGCGGATCTTGTCCCAATAGCGCGCCTTGTAGAGCGGCTTGACCTTCTCCGGCGTCAGCGCGCGCATCTCGGCTTCAGTCGCACGGCGTCCGGTGTAGTCGTCCCACACGCGTTTCGTGACGCCGAGGTTTGTCATGCCGCCAGGATCATTCGGGTGGTTCACGAACCCGCCCTCATGCTTCAGCGTGGCCTTGAATGCGGCATCCCAATTTTCTTTCACCGCGCAACGCCCTTAACCTTCTCGTAGGTTCGCAGCCCTCCGAGACCTAACATGCCAAGCGTGAGGCCCATGAGAGCGTCGACGTTGAAGGACGGCAGCGGGATCGGATTGCCGGCCATCGTCGACAGCCAGGTGATCATCGGGCCGATCACATAGATGAATGCAAACGCGAAGGCACACGTCCAGCCGAGAGCTGGGCGCCAGCCGGCGACGAAGATGCTTGCGTGCTTGGCCTCTTCGGCATTTACGTCTGTCTGCGTCTTGTCCCACGCCTGCAGGCTTTCGCGCAGCTCCTTCTCGGCGTTAGCTTTAGCCTGCGGATCAGGGACGAACTTGTCGATGACCTTTAGGCCGGCAGCAACCGCTTCCCCGATCCCGAATGTCATTTGTCTTGTTTCCCGTCGAGCTTGTCGAAGATCTTTCCGACCATGTCTTCTATGCGGCGCATCGCCTCGAGGAAGTCATCCCGCCGCACATAGTGACGAGGTAAATCTCGTTCGAGGCTTCTCATGTCTTCGCGAAGTGCGCCGACGGCATCCCACATCTGCCTGGCGAACCATCCGAGAGCGGCTAGAACCGCTCCGACCGTGAAGTTGAGGACGTGCTGCAGATCCATCGCCGTTTACTCTCGTCATAACCTTTTGCGCTTGCAGCGCAACGCCATCGCTATTTTTTAGGGTGTTCTTGGGTTAGTGGGTATTGCGTCATAAGTTCAAAAGCTTCCTCTGGTGTGATCTCTTGATGAGCTATTTCGTCAACGTCACTTCCGGCGCGGATTGCATGGATGCAGCAAAAGATTGTTTCTGGTTCAAGTGCTACAAACTGATGCACGATGCCTTTCGGCGTAACGATAAGGTGCGGAGCTGTGAATTCCTGTTCGCCGTTGTCGTGCTTCATTAGCACCTTGCCACGCGCCAACAACGTAATGTGATCGAAGCTGTGGGCGTGACCTTCATGGGTGTCTCCCACAGCTGCGAAATAATGCATTTTTACAAATACATTATCTACAATCTGTAATGTTGTTGATGGCCGATTAGACACGGGTCACTCCTATCTCGGGCGCTTCAATCATGGGCGGCTCGTATTTCCAAAGACACGCGAACTCATCGAAGTAGACGTATTGCTCCTGATCCGGAGGAACTTCAGGCTTAGGGTTTATGAATGCGTCTCTTGTTGGATCAAACGTCCAATCAACTCCGGCATAGTTTTTTCTAAATGCTTTAGATTGATCCTCATCCGGATCGTTTGTACCTGGGATGTAGTAGATACCGCCGCGCGTGTTGTAGCTTGTCTGTTTCCAAATGGTATTAGGTCCGTAGATGTTTTGAAGAAACTCAACACCTAGCTGCTCAATGCGTTCGCCCTGCTCGTTTTCCATAACGGAATTGTCTAAGCAAAGGACGCGCAAAATGAGATTAGTTTCATCAAGTTCAGCAAAGTGGGCCATTACTGGAACCTCCACTTGATAACCACAATGCCGGATCCTCCAGCTGCGCCATTTGTTCCGCTTGTACCGCCACCGCCACCGCCACCGCCAAGATTTGTTCCGCCTGACGTTGCCGGGCTTCCTGAGTTTCCGCCGCCGCCTGCGCCACCGCTTCCATAGCTTGGATAACCGCCACCGCCGCCTCCTCCAGCGTATGTTACGGATGAGCCTGTAATAGAGTTTGCTTGTCCCGCGCCACCAGTTTGATACCCACCAGCAGCCGCCTTTCCACCGCCGCCGCCTGCGTAAGATACATTTTTACTATCAAGCCCATCACCGCCCTTATTGCCTTCTCCAGACGTTCCCGATCCACCAGCACTGCCTGACGAAACTGATGCTCCACCACCAGAGCCGCCGCCGTTACCCCCTGTAGAGCCTGGATTTGACCCGCCACCGCCGCCGCCAGTTGTTGTAATTAAGGAGCCGAATGATGAACTTGTTCCGCTACTGCCTTTCGCAGTAGTGCTAGTAGAACCAGCTCCGCCACCACCAACTGTGATCGTGTAACTTTGTGCAGTCACAGTTTGTCCTGAACCGGACTTCATGCCGCCGGCACCGCCGCCGCCGCCGTAACTTTTTCCGCCGCCGCCGCCGCCAGCAACAACTAAATATTCAACCTTAGAACCATCTGTCGGATCTGTTCCAAGTTTGTTGACTGTGAATGTTCCAGTGCCGTTAAATTTGGCAATCTTGTAATTGCCGGACGTTGTAACGGTCGCGCCAGATGTCGTCACATCCATGTATGGTGACGCAGACGAGCCACCCAGCAGTCCAAAACCACGCGGTGATAAAGCGCCAAGAGCAGATATAACTGGCATCTATCTACCCTCTCAATTACGCAAATTTTGTTTGAGACGCTAGAACAGTGAACGCGGCGCTTCCAGTTTTGATGATGCTGTAAACGTAGACATCAATAGAGCTGGCATTGCCTGTCGTTGGAGCTGTACCACCTTGCCACTTAGGCGTCACAGCATTGCCGTCAATTTGAAATGCGCTGTTGTAGTAGGCGGTGGATCCATTAGTGCAAAGGAATGCAACCGTTAGGTTGTCACCAGTTGCCATAAGAGTGTTCAGTGACGTGCCGCTGTTGCCACGAACGTTGATCGTGAAGTTCCCCGAGGCGTTGGTGGTGTAGTACAGGACAGACTGTGTCAAAGCGTCAAAGTTGATAGTTCCTGTTGACGCAGTAGCAGAAACCGTTGTGATTTCTGCTGCGCCGATCATGCGTATCAGGCCGGCTACATCCAACTTCTGAGTAGGTGTAATCCCAATTCCAATGTTTCCAGAACTGTCGATGCGCGCGCGTTCTGTTCCATTGGAAAAAATCAGGCTCCCACTTGAGTTGTAGTTTGACCAGTAGCTGCTGTTGTCTGAATTGAAATAAGCAATTCCAAAACCGCCGCGAATGTGCTGATCGCCAACAACTGCGAACTTTGCCCCAGCAGGAATAGATGCCGTCCCGATCGCAACGTTGCCGCTTGTGTCTTTATAGATCTGACCAGATCCAATATTGATGACCGACGTGTCACCGGTAAAACCATTGATCACCGGCGTCGTCAGGGTCTTGTTCGTCAGCGTTTGAGTGCCAGTCAGCGTTGCGATAATGCCGCCGCTTACAGTTCCTGTGACGTTCAATGTGCCGGCGACAGCAAGCGTCTTACCGCTGCCGACGTTCAAACCGACAGACGTTCCATTACCAGCCGCCGCGAACAGACCATCGATCGTGTCGAGGTCTGTATTGATCTTTGTTCCCCAGGTGTCACGCGATGCGCCAACCTCTGGCTTTGTCATGTTTAGGTTGGTTGTATAACTGTCAGGCATCTGTCTGCTCCATCAGTCAAACACGCTGCCAGCTGTCGCTGCCAGGCGGAATAACGGTCCACGG